ATCAGCGCGCTGCTGTCACCGACCGGCGGCGCGGTCGCGGTGTCCATCCCCGGCGGTCCTGGCGCCCGCGGCGTATCAGGTACCTGGCCGAGCAGCTGCGTCAGGTCGTCGGTGTTGGGAACGGCAGCCATCAGCCACCACCGCCCTGCGCCGGCTGCTGCGGCAGTCGTCGCCGGATCTCAGCCTCGATCGCCTGGTGATGCTCAGGACCATAGCGCGTCGGGTTCGCTTTCATATCGGCGATGATCGCGCCCAGGCCTTCCTTGGTCATGCCAGCGAGCTGCGACGACGACGGCACCGGCAGAACATTCGCCCCCGACGTTGCGGCCGGCGCCTCGCCGCGGACGAATTGCCCGTTCTTGAACGTGTAGGGCTCGGCAAATTTCACACCCTTCGGTGCATTGCGCGCTTCGGCGTCTCCGGCGCCGAGCGCAGTAGCCTGGAACAACGGCACCACGTTATCGGGATTGATGCCTGGCCTGGTCCCCGCCGACGCGCGACTGCGCTCGATCTGTCGCAATACCGCAACGTCGCGGGTCTTCATCTCAGCATCGGCGAGATTTCCAATCTGCTGGCGCACATTATCCGGCAGGCCGCTCTCGCCCGTAATCTTGCCGAGTATGTTCTGCAGCTGCTGCTGCACGCCGCCAAAGGTTGACGCCATCTGCAGCTTGCCTTCGGTCACCACCGCAGTTGGGTCGAACACCTTGGCCAGGCTCTCGATTGCCGCCTGGTCGCCGGCTCTCGTGCGCTGATTGAGCGAAGTGAACACAGCGTCGTACTTCTGCGAGCCTTGCGCCCACAGCGTATAGATCGGCGAATGCACGACCTGATTTTCCAACTCCTGGGTCTGCTGGAAGGTTTGCTGCTGCCGCTGCAGCTGCCCCGGCGTCAGCGGCGCTCCCTCCGTCGCATCAGGAATCCCAGCCCCGCGCTCGATCTGAATCGGTTTGACCAACTGAGTGCGATCGCCCCTGGCGTATGCCGTCCCCGGCCTATAGCTCTCGCCTGCACCGCCCTGCTCAACCGGTTTCTGCGCATCTGCATCCGAGATCGGGATCTCCTTTTCCGGTCCCGCACTCGGAAACGTGTGACCGACGATGCGGCCGCTCGTCCCATCCCGCGTCACCACGATGTCCTGCCAGGCTGGCACATTTGGAAACATCGATTTCCGCTCGGCCGGGGTCGGTGCATCCTGATACTGCGTCCCGGTCGCCGAAGGCTCGACTGCGCCCGTCGTCGTATTGAAGCCCGTGCCGGGCACTGGCCCCGGCACGATATGCGGCGCCAGCGCGCGCTTCTCGACATAGTCCTTGATCGCCGCCGTGTAAGCGGCACCCGGATCGGCTGCCTGCATGGCGCTGCTGCGTGCCGCCAACTCGATGCTGCGCGGCACTTGCAGGCCGGGCATTCCCAGGACAGGCACCAACGCGTCGGCCCCTGTGGGCGCGCCAGACGGCGCCGGAGCGCCGGGGGCACCGCCAGTGCGCCCAGAGGCGTCGGCGACCTGCACGAACCCTGGACGGACCCTGGCGAGGTAGTCTGTCGTCTCGGCCGGCAGCACGCGGTTTCCGGCGAGATAATCGGTGAGAGTCTTCGGTCCCGCGTTGTAAGCGATCGTCGCGTTTCTCAAATCGCCATTGTTCGCCGTGACCTGATCGTGGAAGAAGTGTGCGCCCGCTAGAAGGTTCGGCATGAGGTCGGCCACCGAACCGGTGACGTCGTCATGCGCCTGCGCCATGTCGATGAAGGTCTGCGGCATGACCTGGGCGACGCCGGACGCGCCCTTTTTGCTCGTCATCACCTGATTGGTCTTCGGATCGAGGTGGAGACCGCCGGACTCTGCCATCAGGATCCGCGCATAGGTCGCTGCCTCGGCCGCCGGCATACCGATCCTCGTCGCTACCTGAATGAACGGAACACGCGTCGCATCGGGCAGCGCCTGCACATCGGCTAGCGAGGCGATATCGCCTGACGGCTGCGCACCAGGCGCCGCCGGCACCGCCGGAGCGTCGCCCGTGGTCGCGGCACTGGCGCCGCCCTGCAATAAATGCATGGCATTTATTCGGCGATTGAAATCAAACAGCTTCGTCTGATAGTCGAGGTTCTGGCTCTCCAGCTGCTGCTGCGCGCGCTCCTGCATGTAGGGAAGAATACCGGTCTGCACCGCGGCGTTCCGCGCACCGCCGAGCGCGCCCAGGATCGCCTGCGCGGTGGTGGGCGGCGGCCCGAGCGTCGGGGCGCCAGCGTTCGCCAGGGCGTTCCCGGCCGCCAGGATCGCCGCCATCGAGGTGTTGGGATCGTTCGGCTGCGCGACGCCGCCGCTCAACGCCGAGCCAATGCCGCTCAACAGCGTCTGGATGCCGGTCGGATCGTCGCCAGGCTGTTGGCCGCGGAGCAGCGTGGGATCCAGCAGTGAGGGCATCGCTATCTCAGCAGCGAAACGCGCGGCGCCTGCACGCCGGTCTGGAACGGCTGACCCATCGCCGCCGCCTGGTTCGCCCGCATCTGCAGGATGGTCGACAGCAGATTGTTCGGCTGGCCGGGGTTCATCTGCGGCGCCGGCCCCGAACGCATATAGCCGGCCGAGCCGGCAGCGCCTGGCCCGGCGAAACTGGAGCCCGCCGCACTGAACGCCTTCTGCAGCTGCGCCAGCTGGTCGTTGTTCAGCCCGAGCAGGCTGGCCAGCTCGTTGGTGTTCTGCCCCGTCACCGGAGCCGTAACTGTGCCACTCACGACATTTCCCTCCTCATCACGCGCCAGCAGCCAAGAACGGCAGGAAGGCAGTCGCCCCAGCGCTGCCGGCCGACGATGCCAGCGCCGAGTCGAGCGCGATCTCCGGTGCGGCGGCGCCGAAGCCGGCCCCTATGCCCGAGAGGCCCCCTACACCAGCCAACGAGCCGCCTAAGGCGGCGCCGGTTCCACCAGCGAGTGCTGCACCGGATCCGGCAGCGCTGCCCAACCCGAACAAACCCGACAGCGCACCCTCGCTGCCGAACAGTCCGCCCTTGCTGAACAGGTTGGCGCCCGCGCCAGCCAGGCCGAGACCCGCGCCGACATTGCCGAGCAGGTTCGCGGTCTGGTTTTGCGCGTAGGGTTGGGACGACGACGTCGTGGTGCCGTAGGGCGTGCCCTGCAGGCCTCCCTGGGCGACGGCCAATTGCTGGTAGGGCCAGTTCTGCTGTGCCTGCCAGCGCTGCAGCGCATCGTTCAACTCGGCCTGCTGCTGCGTCTGCTGCGCGCCGCCCGCGCCGATCGCCGCCTGCGCACCGGTCAGCGCGGCCTGCTGGCCCCCGGTCGCCAGCGCCGCCTCGGCGCCCGACTGCTTCAGCGCCGCGTCCATCGCGGTGTTCCAGCCCTGGCTCTGAATCTGCGCCACGGTCTGGCCGATGTTGCGCTGGGTTTCCGAATCGAGGAGCCCCTCCTCGACGCCATAGCGCGTGCCGCCGAACGCGCCCTGCCCGGCCGCGCCGGACTGCAGATTCGTGCGTGAGATGTCGCCTTGTCGCTGAATGTTGGAAACCGCCGCGTCCTCGACGTTTTTGAGATAGGGGTTGAGCAGCGATTGCGTCGTGGCCGGCAGGTTCTGTACCTGGCCTAGCGCGGTCTGAAACACCGGGTCCGTTTTGCCGAGCTGTGAGCCAACGTAATCGTAACCGGCCTGCTGCAACGGCGTGATCGGCGCGACGGTCTGGCCGGGATAGTCCTGGAAAGGCTGGTTGGAGAGGTCGCTCGCCCGCTGCACATTCTTCTGCGCGAGGTCGCTGATGAACGGCGGAAGATCGATCTTGTTGGTGACCGTCGATGTCGTGTTCGCCGGAATGCTGCTGCCGCCACCTTTGCTCATGACGTCAGTTCCTTTGCGAACGCCGTGCCCCATGGCCGATAGCCATAGCGCTTGAGCACACGCAGCCAGCCCGGCCGGCCGATAGCGATCGCGCGGGCGCAGCCCTGCATGCGCGCCCAGCGCTCGATCTCGGGCTGTAGCTCGACCAGCCAGTAGTTGATCACGTTGAAATTAGGAAACCGCAACATCTCGGTGACGATCGCGCCATCGTCTTTGCGCCACCATTGTGCGCGACCATCGAGCAGCATCGGCACCACATCGCGCACGAAATCATGCGTGCCACCGGCCACCGCCAGCGCCTGCTGAAATTTAGGGACAAAAAATTCTTCGTCGCGGCTCATCAGAACGGCCTCGTCGGCGGCAGCTGGGTGACCACCAGCGCGCCGGCATCCGTGACGGTCAGCAGGAAACCGATCTGCGAGGGCGACAGCAGCACGATGCCAGGGAACGTGCTCTGCTGGCCGGTTTTCACGTTGTTCGCGTCAGCCCGTTCGATCAGGTCGAACGCGGCGTTGATCGCCTGCGAGCCTTGATCCAGCCCCCCCGCCCGCGGCAGCCGCAGAGTGAGTGCGGCACCGCGCACCGCAGGCGCATGCGTGCCACTCATCGTCCGGCTCCCGGCACCATGTCGAGGCGCATGCGTCCCAGCTCCCACGGACCATCCGCCGTCGCCTCGATCCGCATCCGGATGGCGCGTGCCTCGAACAGCGCATCGACCACGCCGTCACTGCGCTCATAGGGGTAGACGCCATAGTCCTCGAGCACGTCCTGCGGCTCCCACTGACCGAAGACGTGATACTGGATGCTGGTGGGATTGAGCGCGACGTCGGGGATGATGCTGCGCACGCACACCGCCTGGTCGCCCTCGCCGAGCTGGATGTCGCCGGTCTCGGCGTAGATCTGCGAGAAGCGCGGATTGCCGTTGTCGGTCCAGCCCTGCTCATGCTCATAGACGTAGCCGTTGACGTCGCCCATCAGCGGCAGGCCATACGCGCCAGGCTCGGTGACGCCAGTGCGCGCCAGATGACCGATCTGCGTGATGTTGTCGGCGTAGTTCCACGCCACATAGCGGTTCGGCTCGGTCGAGGATTCGTCCGGCCAGAACCACCACAGCTCGGGGAATTCGCCGTTATGCGCGCACACCGTGCGCCCCTGGGTCTGTCGGTTGATCATGCGGAACACGTAGTCGGTGACGTCGAGCGGCATCGGCCGCGGCACGCCGTCCCATGTCCAGAACACTTGCTGCCCCATCCAGGCGGTGCGGCCGAGCATCGAGCAGATCGCCTGCGGCCCGATCGGCCCGCAGCCTTCGCCCACCTTCTGCAGCCCATAAGCATAGGGCGCTCCGGTGAACGACAGCAGATGCACGTCGTCGTCGCAGAAGATCAGAACCCCCTGCGGCACGCGCCTGGCGGCGATCGCCCGGCCGCTGGTTTTCAGCTGCAACGATCCGGCGAGGTTGCCGATCGTCGGCGTCCAGTCGGTCAGATCCTCGAGGTCGCACCAGCTGACGCGGCGCGGATCGCCGTCGGCACCGAGCACCACCACGCTGCGCTCATTGGTCACGATGAACGTGCGACCGATCGGCGCATTCGCGACCGGGGTCAGGATGGTCGACACAGTGGCATCCGGCACCCAGTGCAGCAGACGCCCATCGGCGGATCCCATCGCCAGCAGATCCTGCCCCCAGTTGTCCAGCGTCACGGTATCGCCGGGACCGGCGCGCGGGTTGAACACGACGTCGGGGATGCGCGGCGTGCCGTAGTCGCCGTCGCTATAGTTGCCGATGCCCCAGCCATCGATCAGATCGGCCGGCGCGCCAGTCATCCAGCCCGACGCAGTAATGTCGTGCCCCACGGTGTCCCAGACCTGAATCTGCCCGAGCGAGGCGCAAGCGATCCAGCGCTCGGCGGCATTGTCGCGCCAGGACAGGATATTCCGCACCGGCCCGTTGAGCTGCAGACTGGGCAGGGCCAGCCAGCCGCCGATCGGCTGCATCTGACCTTGGCGCCAGCGCACCAGGTTGGCATCCCACCAGGTGCCTTTCGACGCCTGGCTGGTTGCCAGGCGTTTGATACCGGGTGGCAATGCGAGCGCCTGGCGCGGCATCAGGTCACCGTGAAGGTGTTGGAATCGACATAGACGCCGGTCTGGTTGGTCAGCCGCACACGGATCTGCCGCGAGCCGGCGGTGCATGTCACGCTGCCGCTCCACGTCGTGCCGGTCACCGTCATCGCGACGAACCCGCCGGGCGTCCCGGCGGTCACCTGGGCGCACTGCACCGGCTGGTTCGGGTTGACGGTGCCGCTGACCGCGACCGGGCCGGCAGCCTGCGCGGCGCCGATCGCGGCGATCGTCACGGCCCCGATGGGTGGACGGGCCGCGGTCACCGCGTCGGCTGGCAGCGTCGTGCCGGCTGGGTTGTCGTCGAGCAGTACCAGCCAGCCCGGCGTGACCGGCAGCCTGAAACGGCCGATACCGACCATGCCGGAGAGCCAGCCGATGCGGCCGAAAAATCCGCCGCCCTTGCCGCCGACGAAACGATCGTAACGCGCGCCGTTGGCCGACACCCAGAGCGGTCCCGTGGCGCGGGCGTCTCCCACTGGCAACATCTGTCCGCCAAACTGCGCCATACGCGTCTCCCTAGATCGCTCGGATGATCCACATCGTCAGCATAGTGACCTGAATGTTCGGGTGGCCTTGGCCGCCGCCATGGGAATCGGTGAGGATGCCATGTGCATGAGACCCCGCCGGGTCGGTCTGCGCGCCAACCGTGAGGAACTGCGCGCCCGAGCCAACAGCGAAACCCGCCCCGCCAGGCAGCGCGAATGTCTGATAGCCGTGGCTGTGATCGCCCGCCCCGTCAGTCGCGCCGCCATGCTGATGCGGCGCCAGTTGCGCTTCGGTCAGTGCGATATATGGCGCACCGCCGATCGCACCGGGCGTGTCCGGCGTAATCAGACCGCCGAGCCGGCCGGTGCCACCGTCAAAGCCAGCGAGCACGCAACCGCGCAGATCCGGTATGCCGAAGGTCGTGGTGCCGTTGCCGCCATAGGCTGTGCCAAGGATCGCCGCCAGCGCCGGAAACGATGCGATCGGCTGCGCCACGCCGTCGCATTGGAGATAGCCGGCCGGCGCGCTGGTGAGCAACATCCAGGGAAAGATGGCGCCGATCGGCGCGCCCTGCTGCAACGCCGTGGTCATCTGGTTCTGCAGTGTCGCGACCTGGCTCTGCAGCGTGGCGATCTGGCTCTGCCAGGTGCCGGCGTGGCTGTCGAGGATGTCGCCATTGCTGTTCCATTTCGTGCCCCACGTTGAGCGCGAAGCACCGACCTCCGGCTTGACCAGACCGAGCACCGGGGTCGACGTGTCAGCCACGATCAGGCTTCCCTTGCCGGTAGCGTGGATGAGAGGATTTCCGCGCGCGCCCTGGCGATCTCGCTGTCGACGTAGCCCTTGGTGGCGGCGTCCATGTCGGACACCGGATCGGCCGGCAGCTCGAGCGGCGCGGGCGGCGGTGGTTCCGGCGGCGGATCAGGCGGATCGGGCACACCACCATCCGCCAGCCACACCTCGTATTCCTGCCTGTCGCGATTGGCCGGATCGTCCGGTATATACGCGTTGTCCATACGCCGCAGCACAGTGGTGGCGATGCCACCGGTCATGGGGTCATTGAGTTGCTGGTATTCTGCCATGGCGTCCTCAGAGGTCCGCCGATACCGAGTAAGAATACCCGAAATTGACGAGGCCGAGAGCGGTAGTGCTGACTTGCAGAGTTATCGTGCCGATATTGGCCGACGCAGTGACCGACGTATAATTGGCCCCACCGCTTGGTGTGACTACGGCTGTCGGATTCGCACGCATGAAGACGGAGTATGGCAGCGGGACATACGCAGCATTGGGGCCGGCAATCGCGTAGCCTCCCCATGTCCCTGTGCCAAACTGATAAAACCGCTGGCAGTTGGCGAGCTGTTGCTGCGGCGTGCCGCCGTAGTCGAGCGGCGTCGCCTGACTGCCGATCTCTAGCTGGACGCCCCAGAGCAAAAGCTGGAAACTCTGCACGCCGATATTGCCTGCGTTGGCGCTGGCGGTTGCTCCAGCCGACAGACAGAACCGTAACGATACATAATCAGTCCCGACTGTGGTGCCGAAGGTCTTGCCGGTAACCGAAGGCATGGCGAATGTCAGTGTGTATCGGACATAACCGTTGGTCAGTGTTACATTCTGCGAGACGGCCAATACCGGCGCTGACGGACTACCGCCAGTGCCAAATATCTGAAACGCGACCAAACCCAGTTTAGGAGCACCAGAGCTAGCAGCAGCCCAGAAGCTCAGCGTCACAGTCTTTCCAGCGGTCGAGCGCAATCCTTCTATGCGCTGCTCGATCTGGGCTATATCTGAAGCTCCGCTACCACCAGCGACGGTTGCGACCAGTTGATAGGCTGCTGCTTCGTCACCGATCTCGTTGCGATTAATATCGGCCATCGCGCCGATTTGTGTGGACAGCGTGCCACCAATAAACGCCATCAACCACCGATCGGCAGTGTATATTGTCGTGGTAAACGGCCCCGCGCCACGCTGCGCGATGTTGAATAACCCGTTGTGCAGCAGGTTGCGACCGATGTTGCCTGCGGCAGCGCCTCCCACCTTGTTGTCGACGTAATCCTTGTTCGCCAGGTCCATCCCGGAAATCGGCTGATTGACGTTGCGGACGAGATGCCCGCCCATGTCGATCGGCACGTCGGCCGTGATCGCTGCCGCCTGCAGCTGCATCACGGTGACGCTGCCGGCGTTGACGAACATGGCGTTGCCAAGCGCCCAGAAGCCGGCGGTGGCGTCGCCGATCTGCAGCGCGGGGACCGATGCGTTGCCGAGCGTGGTGGTGATGGCGCCGGTCATCTGCCCGCCGGCCAGGGGTAAAAGATTCGCCTGCGTCTGGTCGAGCTGCTGCAGCGCGGACTGCACGTTGGTGGCGCCCAGCACGGCCGGGGTGACGGTGACGGTGGACGCGGCGATCGCGCCACCCGGCGGCGTGCCGAGCGCCAGATGCACCCACTCGGCGCCATCCGACACCAACCAGTCGCCCTTGTTGAACGCGACGGCCGGCGCATTGCCGTGGCCGGTCGCCGCCGTCGTGGCGATCAGATACGAATTGAAATTGGCGGCACTGGCCGGCGGCAGCGGGCCGTTGGGAAATCCCGACGCGGCGGCGAACTCGGCATAGTCCGCCGCCACGTCATAGGTGCCGATGAACAGCAGCGTGCCGGTCAGCTGGCTGACCTCGGCGCGCAAATCAGTGACGGCGGCATCGAGGGTGTCGGCGTTGGCGTTTAACAGGCCGCCCCAGATGTCATCGTCGCCGCCGACCGCGGGCTTGTTCAGCCCCAGGTTGGGCGTCGTGATATTGCTGGGGGTGACGTCAACGTCGCTCATGCCGCCCTCCGGCACGGAAGATCTGTCAGCGGCGTCCAGGCGCCTTCGCACGGTGCGAGAGGGACGTGATCCCACAGCAGACGGCCGGTCACCTCGACCGAGCTGGCGGCAGTTATTTGCACCAGCGCGTAATGCTGCACGGAGGCCTGCACGGTGATGAACGACGTGCCGGCGATGGTGTTGCGGCTCTTGGAAAAGTCACGGCTGTAGGCGCCTGCGCTATAGAGGCCGCGG